AATCCAATAAGTAGTGTTATTTGCAAGTCCACCCGCAGCAGTTCCTGTGCTAGTGAATCTCACCATTGACCCTACAGATAAGCCTGTAGAGACTGTGCTTCCAGCATCATTTACCATCTGAATAATTGCAGAACCGTTTGAGAAAGAGTTTACTGTGGAAGTAGAGCCTTGGTTGTTTGCTCCGTCAAAGTTAAATGCGTTTTCATTAACTAACGCTAAAGTTGTTTGACTCTGAGTGTCTTGGTTATTTCCAGCAAAAGTTCTTGCTAAGTTAGCAATTCTAAAACTTCCAGTCAAAGTCACTGTTAAATCAATTGGAGTTCCGCCTGGAGTTGCTGAAACTTGGAATTCAGAAGAACTTGTACCTAATGCACTGTTTGATGCAAGGTACACAATTCCACGAGGAGTTGTTGCAAAGTATCCAGCAGAAGCGGTGATTGAGTGATAAAGAGGTTGCCCTAACTTTAACCCAGCAAAGTTTTCTGCACCGTGGGTAACGGTAATAGTGTCTGAAGTTGTGTTTACAGATGCAACGTTGCTTGCGGTTCCTCCAGAGAACGCTCCGTTAGAAAGGTCAATTGGGTAAGTTGTAAGAGTGTTAGAACCGTCAAAAGACTGTGCTGTTGCTGTGTTTGAAGAGTCGAATGTTTTAGCACCAGTGTTTGAAGAGTCAAACTCTTGTGAAATTGTAGAGTTGAGATTTAGGAAATAAAAAGGAGTATTTAATCCAAAACCGTGTGGAGAATCGGTTTTAAGAGTAATTGTAGACTGACCTTGAGCATCAGTAACAATTCCTTCAGAGTCAGAAATTTTAATCTGTGAGCCTTGGAAGAACTGTCCTGTAATAACAGAGGTATAAAGGTCAACGATAGATGCTGTAACTAATTGATTTTGCTTGCAAAGGTATGTAAAAGTAGTTGCATCTGGTACAGAGTTAATGATGTAAGAACCATCAGCGGTAAGCGACTTTGTTCCAGAAATGTTTAGAGGAATACCTACAGCAAGTCCGTGTGCTAAAGAAGTTGTAACTTTAATTTCACGAGAACCTGCGGTTGTAACCATGTCAACAAGGTTTGCAATTGTTGTATCGCCAGAAGCAGAAAAGAATGAAGGGGTATTATTGATAAGTTCAACTGTTTCCCATTTGGTTGGCTGCAGACCATATTCAAAGTCTGTGTCCATGAGTGTCTGTGGCTCAGAGACACGGAGTTTCGTTACTGGGTCAACAAACTCGGCAGGGAAACGAATCTCTCCGCCTGTTCCTCCACTGCTTGAACTACCGCCTAAAAATCCTGGCATTAGTTGCTACCTTTCCTACTCATACTAAATACCCAACCACCATGAAGTAGATATTGCCAATGTTCCTGTTGTACCTTGTGGTCCAGTAGGGCCAACGTTGCCTGAAGCAACCTCTACCCACGCACCTTGAAAGAATACATAGGTTTTTGCGTTTTGAGTGTTAAACCACGCATCACCTACAGTTGCAGTCTGAATACTTGGTGCAGTAGCACTTGCAGTGAATTGACCAACAGGTCCTGTTGGTCCTGTAGGTCCAAGAGGTCCTGTTGGACCTGTTACTTGTGACTGTGGTCCTGTTGCTCCTGTAGGACCAGTAGGTCCTGTAGGTCCTGTTTCACCTTTTTTATCAAAGATAGCAAGAACACCAAGTTGAGCAGGGCTGTTAACGCTCTGATAAACAATGTTTGATGGAGCGTCTAAAGGAACAACGTATGTAATGATTGTGTTTGTAGAAGCAGAATAACGTCCGCCAACTGGGTCGTTGTTTGTTGTTCCTGGAACAGTTGCTGTGTTGTTCTCTGTTAAACGCAAAGCAATAGGGTCTGTGATGTTTAGACCGCTTACATCAAAGTAATAAGTCTCACCACGTACAAGAGTAAGCGTTGGAGTGTTACCTGAAATTCCCGCAATTAAATACTGGTCATTGGTTCCATTGTTAGTTACTACAAAAGTCGTTCCATTGCGTGGACCCATTGGACCAGTAGGACCTGTAACTGATGGTCCTGTTGAGCCTGTAGGTCCTGTTGGTCCCACAAATGGACCACCAGAAACCCAAGCAGTTCCATTCCAAATGTAGATGTTAGAATCGGCAGAAACAACGTACGCATCACCAGATGTGTTTCCAGTTGGTGGTAAATCCCCTGTAGTTGCTACAACGCCTTTAACGTTAATAGAAGTACCTTGTGCACCTGTCGGACCTGTTGGTCCTTGTGCACCTGTAGGTCCAGTCACGTTTGACGCAGCACCAGTTGCTCCAGTTGGACCTGTAGGTCCTTGGATACCTTGAGGACCAGTTATGTCAGATGCAGGTCCTGTTGCTCCAGTAGGTCCTGTTGGACCTTGGGAGCCAGTAGGACCAGTTACGTTTGAGTCTGCACCTGTAGGTCCTGTGGGACCTTGCAAACCTTGTGGACCTGTAACACCTTGAATGTTACCTACGTTTTGCCAACCGCCTTGTGTTGGAGAAACAAGTGTTGGATTCCAAACACAAAGGTCACCATTTGCTAAAAGATAAGAGTCACCAATTGCACCAGTTGGTTTTGCTGCCTGTAGTGTTGCTAAATCTGCGTATTCACCTTTAATAACTGTTGCTGCACCTGCAGGACCAGTAGGACCAGTAGGACCAGGAACAGTTGAAGGCTGTGTTGATACAGGACCAGTTGCACCTGTAGGACCCTGTGCACCAGTTGCACCAGTAGGACCAGTTGCTCCAACTTCACCTTGAATACCTTGAGCACCCGTTGGACCAGTCGGACCAACTTCACCTTGGTTACCTTGAGCACCCGTTGGACCTGTTGGTCCGAGAGGACCTGTAGGACCAGTTACATTTGATGCAGGACCAGTAGCACCTGTAGGACCAATTAAACCTGCAGGACCTGTCGGACCTGTAGCACCATCTAAACCAATAACACCATCAACGCCACGAGGACCAGTTGGACCTGTAGGACCTTGAGAACCAGTTGGACCAAGTTCACCTTGTGCACCTGTTGGACCAACTTCACCTTGCAAACCAAGTGGACCACGAGGACCAGTTGGACCTGCTTCACCTGTAACACCTTGCAAACCACGTGCACCCGTTGGACCAGTTGGACCAGTTACAGCAGGACCTGTAGGACCTGTTGCACCAATAGGACCTGTTGCACCAGTTGCAGATGCAGAACCTGCTACACCAGCAGGACCAGTTGGGCCTGTTGCACCACGAGGACCAGTAGCACCACGTTGTCCTGGAACGCCAGGAAGAAGTGATGGGTCAATCTCTGGATACTTAGGGCTGTTCGGATTAATTGGCATTATGTGGTCACCTCACGAACAGTAAATAATTTGCCAGCCTTGTATGTTTCAATATGACCATCAGAGTCATATACAAACTGGACATCCCAATACATTCTTTGTGCAAGCCTCTTTGTTTGTTCTTGAGTCAAACTTAAAGTAATAGTATGACTGGTTGAAGACGTTGATGTGACCGAAACTGTAAACGGCATGTGGCTTTGTAAAACCCCAGCCTTCCACCTTATGTTCGCAATAACGCCCTTAGTTGTGAGATTACCCGTATACGGTAGGGAGTATGTGAAAGCCACATCTTGGTAAGCGGTGAGTTCCACAGAGTCATAAGGACGCTCTGAGGGCTGGTCTCCATAAGTAGGTCTTGTGAGTTCGATTCTTTCTGGGTAGGAGTAATCGTCCACCTCCTGTGGTCGGTATAGCGGTACATAGTGGTTTGTTGCCTTAGAAATTCTGCGGAATGAGAAGACCTCAATACGGTACATGCCGATACCAAGGAGGGTACATAGTTCACGGTATTGCTCTTTACGAACATTGAGCATGTCCATAATCTGGCGGTAACGCTCAGAACGTGGGATTGTCACACCGTCTGGAGCAAATACATTAATGTCAAAAGAAGAATCAGTAGCAAGGGTGTATAGCGCAAGTGTTGATGCAAGAAGGGCTACTGGGTAAACCTCAACCGCAGGAAGATTGGCTACGTTCTGAACTCGGCCTAAAGAATCTGTGCGGTTATTGGAGTGCTGCAAGAGTGCAGTCTCAACAAATCTTTCAATCTCTGCTGTTGTGAAATAGCGGAAATAGTTGCCTGAAACAAGAATCTCTACGCCTTCAGCAGGAAGGTTATCGGTGACTAGAACACCTGTGCTCTCTTCAACGGAGCAATCATCTGAAACGTCAACGCCACCAAAACTAACAAAAAGGTCTGTAGCGTCAAGGGGAGAGTAGTGAAGAGTAAAGCGATTGGTCGTTCCGTCTGCCATAAATTGCATGACGAACGATTTAGGTAGGTCACCTAATTCCGACCGCACTAGGTCTACAAGACTTTGTACGGTTGCCATCTATCCTCCATCACTATGTTTCTCACTGGTAATAATCTCTAACTATTAGGGTTTAGTCAGCGCAAAAAGGTACGCCTCACTCTAGGAGGAGGGCGGAAACTAGAGTGAGGCGTACGATTGATTGACGACTTAGTTAGGTCGCCAAATGTAACCTAGACCTTCAAGATAATTAGCAAGTTCACGAGGGACTGAGTACTTAACTCCAGCCTTGAATGTGTAGGTATTTCCAACACCGTAAGTCATCTCGTCGATGTCTGTAATGGTGCGGATGATTACCTTGTCATTCGCAAGTGATACGCCAACTTCTTGAATCTCGTCTAGAACAATCGGTGCGTCTGGCTTCTTTGGGTCGAATACGTCCCGTTCCAGACTCTCTCGCTCTAATTCTGCTGCGACAGATATTTCATCTGCACGCTTGCGGAGTGCATCCGCGTTTGCTTTCTGTGCTGCTTCCGCTGCTCTGCCTGTTGCATCTAGCGGACTGGTTGCTTTATTTGCCACGATGTTTATTCTCCTAAACGTTTTTGTTTTTGTAGTCGGAGAGCCCCAAAGAAGGAGTATGGGGCTCTCCGACCGATGCTTAAATTAAGCGGTGTAAACCTTGCAAATTGCCTGGTCTGTGATAACGCCAAGACCCCAAATTGCGTACCATGCAAGAGCGTGCTCACGACCGAAGTCAAGAACGCCACCATCGCGTAGTTCAACTGGAAGAGAAATAGCGTGACCGAATGCGTTGTCACCAATCATGATTGATTCGTAGACATCAACTGCAGTTGTTCCTGTTGGAGCAGTCTGTCCTGGGTTTTCTGGATTTCCACCAGTTCCTGGACCTGTGTTTGCCTTTACTGGAACTTCTGTCTGGTCAGCAGGTGCACCAATGATGCTGCTGTAGTTAACAGCAGTTCCTGTTGCAATCTTCTTAACCTGTGTTGTCTCAATGAATACTACGTCGTACAAACGACCGATTTCACCAAGCATGAAGTTTCCTGGAGCAGCGTACTTTGTAACTTCGATGAACTCTGGGTTCGAACGAATGTCACGTGACTGCTTAGGGTGGATGAACTGAACATAGGTCTCACCAAGGCGAGGGATGTTCTTTGAAGCAAGAGTCAGAGCAGCGTCCTTAACAGATGCTGTTGACAACTTGTCGTTCGCTCCGATGTCGGCAATACCTGTTGCAGGTGTGCCTTCGTTGTACCAGTCGTTAACACCAGAAAGACCTGAACGGTCGTATCCAAATACTGCAGAAGTTGCAGCACCAAGTGTGTTACGTGCCTGGATGTCTAGGTACTGTGCCATGTGGCGACCTAGGAGACGTGAAGCAGATGCCATAACGTCATCGAATGATGCGTTAAGTAGAAGTTCAGAAACTGCTACTGCGTAGCCGTGCTCTGCAACTGTAATTGCAATCTGCTCTGCTGTAAGAGCGTTGGTTGTAAGACGAACACCTTCTGTAAGAGGAGTTGGGTCTACACCGAAGTTCTTGTAGCGGAGGAAGTTAACGCGAAGACCTGGTGCAACACCGAGTTCTGTCTTCTTAACTGCGAACTGCTCAAAGCGAAGAATTGGCATCGCTTGGAACAGGATTTCTTTTGACCAGATGGTCTGAATGGCTTGTGAAAGCGAGGTGTTGCTACCTGAATACGCGGTAGGTGCTCCTGCGAGTTCACTTGTGCCAGTAATTGCTGATGCCATTTTGGAATCAGTCCTTTCCTGTTAGATGGTTAGTTGTTTGGGGCTTACCCGAACAGTCCCCGACCGCGATTATTTGATGCTTCGCCAAGTAACTTGGCTCTGTTCTTCGCATAGTCTGCCAGTGACATTTCCCTGATTGAGTCAGGGGAGTACGAACGTTGTTCCGAGTCGTTATCGAGAGGTCCTGATGCTGGTGCAGTAATACGTGCTCCAGCCATTTCTCTGCGTGCACTAGACATTGCTTGTGCTGCAGAGTCGAGAATCCGAGCAGACTTGTCTTTTAAACTTGCGATGCTCTGCTCGATTTCATCGCTGTTATTTCCTTCAACCAAATCAATGAGTTCAGGAATAATGTTTTCACGTTCCTGCTCAAGACGTTGCTGACGGTATTGCATTACTTCTTGGAATGTTCTTTCTTGCTCTAGGAGTGCGAAAGCACGTTCTCTTTCAAGACGTTCTTCTTCTAGTCGAGCCTGAAATTCTTGTTCCTTCTTTTGAAGGAGTTCACGAACATCCATCTCTTCTTCTAACTTCTTTTGCTGTTCAGCAGCCTGAGCCTGACGAATCCGCTCTTCTTCGGCTGCACGCTCATCGCGCTCCTTCTTCAAGGTAGCAAGTTCATCCTTCAACTTTTCAAGTTGTGGATACAACTTAGCCTTCTCTTGCTCACGAGCACGAACAATGTCGTCCTGCGTAAATGGTGAGTTAGCCATTTGTACCTCTGGAGTCTCGCTTTCCACGATTGGAGTTGCAGTCTCTGTCACTACTACTGGTTCAGCAATCATTTCTTGGTTTTCCATAGAAATCACATCTCTTTTCTTTGTCGTTGTCCGAATGTGGTTTCCCACGTAGCCCGCGTTATTACCCTGCAATTTTCAACTATTAGTTGATAGTTGTCAGGTTAAATCAAATGATTTCATTTGATTTTTATTGCTCCCTATCAACGGCTCTTCGCTGCGGAATCTTCGTTCCGTATGCTTCGGTAACCAGTTTTTCTCTCAAGGCTGCCTCAGTCTGGGCTTCAATCATCGCCCCTTCCTGAGTCGCTGGGTCTTGCAAGTTCTCAGGAGTTGGTGCTCCATCTACCTTGTCACCCATGATGTCCCCATCAGCCAACTGTGTTGGTTGGAGTGGAATAGCAGAGTTGCCATCAGGACCTGGCATCATGCCAGTCATATCCTGGATTTCTTTCTGAATCTGAACCTTAATAAGTTGTAGGGCTCCATCAGAGATTGCATCGGCACGCAATTCAGAGCGAATCTCAGCCAACTTCTCTTCTGGGAATTCTTCGCCAAGAGTGCGAAGAGCACCTTCCTTAGATTCAAGACCCATACCAAGTTTGGTTTGAATTTCATTAAGAACAATTAACTTATCAAGTGGCAGTGGAGGTGGGAACTGCACGTAGTTTTGATAGGTAAGAGGGTCGTTAGGGTCAAGTTGTGTTAACTGACCTTCCTTAATTGGACCGTCTTCATCTGGGTTGTACTTAAGCGTTTCTGGCTCTTTAAGAGCAAGATGCAAAATAACCAGTGCATTAATACGCTCAATGC